ACAGTTCCATTAGCATCAGCACCAGTAATAGCCAAATTAGCACCAGTCTGATTAGCACCATCAATCGTACCATTAGCACGAGTACCCAGCGTAAGCGTAGCTACATTCTGATCCATACCAATAGCCATACCCAAATGAGTATCACGCACCGCACCAGTATTGTAAATCTGTGAAATCTTGCTCTTGTCGTTATACAGACCGCTAAGATTTTTAGCCATCAAAGCAGATGCAGCAGGGTTAACCAACGCTACACGCTGCTGATCGGTACGGTTAGGAGCCGAGCCATTATCCAGCATCATGCCAGCATTAACCAATACATCCGTAGCAGCAGCATTAGCAATACCAGACCCACTAACAGTTCCAGGAGTTACACCAGGAGTACCAACCTGATTGTAAATCTGTTTTGCCAACGCCAATCCATCAAGATCAATCTTATTACCCAATGCAATAGCAGTAGGCTTAATTACCCTTTCTTCGTAATCATCCATATCGAGCGTAAGCTCCTGTGTCGGGAACCCAAAACCAACATGCTTGCGGTTAGATAATTGCAACGCTACATTTGATTCTGTATAGTCCTGTGCAACAAAATTAGCACCATTAGCAACATACGGCTTATCCGGCATGCGGATATAAGCAGTATCGCCAATTTTCGCTCCTGATTTTGCAAAACGATCATCATAGCCACGATTGACCATTTTAATCATCATGCAATTGTTTTCAAGATGACGCGCCATTTTGCGCGTAATCATTGTAATCGTATTATACGTAGTATTACTAGCCATCTTAATTACCTTTCTGTATTACAAAAACACCCTAAAACGCCGACTTGCCATACTCACGTTCATCTGCCATTCGGATAAATTCTTCATCAGACATATCCATAGGGTCTTTAACCGTTTTCCCGGCTGACTTTGCTGTAGGCGCAATCGGCTCAGGCGCTCTTGAAACACTGTTTTTTTTAATTACTTTCTTAGAATTAGCTATGCTAAGTTCTAGCTTGCCGATTTCTTTGGCTGCCGCTAATGCAGACAGCCCATGCAATTTGTATGCTTCTTGCGGATTTTTAGCCAGATAATAAGCAACCTGCGGCCCTAAATCACTTGACTTGATAACGTCCAGCACTTCATTTGGTAAAGGTATCTTTGCTGTACGAATAACATAATCAAAATCAGGGATATCAGTCATAGCTTGCCTATAATTATCTGACCATTTCTGCTCCGTTTTCTGCTTCTCAAATTGGTTTTGCATTTGATCCCATTGATACTTAGAAAAAGCCCGTTGGTAATCTTCGAAGCTTTCATAAGATTCAATTTTAGGCTCATTGGGGTCTACTTGCGGCATAGCTTGTGCTGCGCTAGGTTGCTGCGACTGTGCTTGCTGCTGTCTAAGCATAGCTACCTCAACCTCTAAATCCTGGCGCATCTTACGCTGCTGCTTTAATTCCTCAACTACCTTGGGCGTTTTGCCTTTATCATCTGGTTCAGTGGATTCCGCTTCCGTTTCTTCGGTAGTTTCTTCACCAGACTTAGGCGTTTCTTCTGCTGACTCATCATCAACATTTTCTTCTTCGGTAGTGTCCGATTCTACCACTTCTACGGATTCTTCCGCTGTTTCTTCTTGAGGGACGATCTCATCAGGCATTTTTACACTCTCCTAAGTTAATTTTACTGGAAGCCAGCCTGGCCACCAGACATCTGCACTTGCTTTTGATTCAAAGATTCTTCTTCTTGTCGCAAACGTTCTAATACCGTTAGCAATTCTTGTTTAAGTTTAGTATCACTCTCCTTTAGCTTAGTTATCATGTCCATAATCTGTGTCTTTTGCCGTAACTTCTCGGTCTGCATCTTTTCAAGCTGTACCAGTCTATCTATCTTCTGCACTTCAAGCTTAGCCTTCTCTACTTCTATCCTAGGATCAGGCAGTGGCGGTGGCGGCGGCGGTGGATCACCAGGACGCTTAGGCAGCAAATTATGTGGCACAGTCTTGCGGATAACTTCTGCATACTCATCAGAGCCAGGAAAATCCAGGTTCTTAACAAGATAATACTTGTCCTCTGGTCGCATAGTAGCTGACGCCGTAGCTATTTTCATCATAGCATCAGCCGCTTCTGCACGTTGCGTTGTAAACGATGGGCCAGTAGCAACATACACCGAATACTTACCATTGCTGATATTGTTAAAGTCTGCCGTTGGCCCGTATTTTTCCAAGTCCTGTTTAAGCTTGTCAACGTCCATGCCCTGATACTTAACCGGATCATTACTCACCATGTCAAGCGCATTACTCACCGTTGTATTAATCGGAACAAAACTTTCAGACTCATCACCAAAATTACGTATACGCACATCACGCTCAGAATCATAAATATCATCTAGCATACTATTAACTACTTTACCGCCATAAGCTACCATACGCCGTAAGTTATCCGGGAATACAAACGTTGCTGTATCTCCTGGCTGCTGTCGTGCATAAATAGCTTCTCCTGACAGTTCCCGGCCCTGGTCACCTACATCCGCTGCATACATACCAATGCTATCGCTAACATTCTGCTTGGCTTTGTCAATTTGCGTAAATATTTCAGGATTTTTAAATGATGCAGAGTTACGCTGCGGAATCATCCCAGGCATTTTAGAATCAGGAGTAAATAACAAATATGGCATATTATCTTCATTAGCCTTTGCCCATTGTTCCTCATGGCCAGCAACCATTTCAGGAGTCATAAGATATGGTGCTTTAGGTTGCAATGCTATCATTTCAGCGGCGGCAGTATGCCAGTAATCAAACATACGCTGAGAATCAGCGGCATTATTAACTAGCCCCTGGATATACCGCTTACCAGAAATATTACGCTGCTTACCTATACCAAAAATAACCGGAATAAATTTACCAGGCACGTCTTTCTTATCCAGCACCTTTGATCCAGTCATTTCACACCATTTTATTTTAACCTGCTCTACTTCTCGCTCATGAATAATCTCAGGGATATAATCAGGATTAAAACCAGCTAACGCTTGTGCTTTCTCCTGCTCGTCTTTAATAGCTTCAATCTCTGCGCGTTTCTGGTCAAAAGTAGCTTTCAAACGGCCAATATATTCCTCGGCTTCGTCTTTATCCATAATCTGATTGTCAGATAGCATCACCTTCTTGACCTTAGTTTTCTCTTTGTAATAATACTCAGCAATTGTAATGGTATCTTCTGTGCGCCATGACTTGTCACGGCTTATATCTTCTTCGGTATCAAATCCACCAGCTTCAAATACTTCTTTGCCGTATGCTTTTTTAAAATCATCATGCGTAACATCCCTAAAAACAAATACATACTCCGCATCAGAAAAATCAAGATTCTGTGCATTAGGATCAACGTATACAGATAACGGATTCTCTATGCGTTCAAAATACACCTCTTGCAAAAACGGGTTATCTTCCGTGTACCGTGTACGTGCACGATAAGCACCATATCCGCCCTCAACTAAACACTGACCAACATAATCATAAATAGATTCCGCTTCGCTGCTATACTCAATATCGTATATCATGCCTTCGCGTATCTTGCTAATGTTCATATCCGCCTTGGAATTACCAGGCTTAACTTTAATCTGCATCTTGTTCTTACGTATCTCACCGCATACTTGCTCTGTATACTTAGGCAATACGTTAATGTTCATCATGGGACGGCCCATGCGCTCCCTGCGCCTTGCTTCTGTAGCATCCCAATGATTAAGATTCTCAAGCATTTCAAGAATTTCTACAGCAGCTATACGGTTATGACTATCAAACTGCACAGCCGCTTTAGCGCGTTCTTTAGCTGCTAATATAAAGCCCTGCTCATTGTTTTCTTCTGGTTCCATATCAAATTTAGGTTTATCATAATTTGCCATTATGCCACTCCTAGCATTTCATAAGCTGACTTTGCTTTAACTTTCTGCTTAAACCCTGCACCATACGTACGCATAGCGTCTGCACCATGAGATGACCAATCATGTGCCGGAGAGTCCTTCATTTTCTTATGTCCCTCATCATACTCTGCATGATACTGCTGCAAAGCCAATAGCCCCTGCTGACATTTGCGCTCATCAAACCAAAAATAGTTAAATTTGCTACGCACCGCATTAATACCACGCAATACAGCCATGTTATCCCTAGGACGTTGCACAATAATAATAGGCTTAATGTTCAAGCGTTCTAGTACCTGTCTTGGTGATTCCGCCTCTTCGCCTAACTTCTTAGCATCCCCATCATGCGGTAAGTAATGATCACCGTATACATAATCCTTTTCCTTAAGAACTTTTGCATAGTGTGACATTCCTTCACCACAGTTTTCATAGTAATCTATCCACCGAATATCTGTACCTACTTGCTGCATAAACCAGATAGTAGTGCTATCATCTACGCCTAAATCCCAGAACGTGTACACTTCAAAGTTAGGATCATATGGCACGTTAGTAATCCGCTTTTCGCGCTTTGCCACTACTAATTGCTTAGTATAAAACGCTCCTAGCTGTGCGCCTTCAAATGAACAAAAGTATTCTTGATTAAATAACGCCTCGCCTAAGTCTTGCCCATACGTAAGAATATATTCATTGCGCTCTGCCTTGAGCTGATCACGATTAAATACAGGCGACTTGTCCGCTGGTGTAAGCTCTGCAAACCAACTAGGCTCACTCTCTGCCATGTAATACAACACCTTGCCATGATTGTCACCACGCGAAGTATAGATAAACAATGCCCATCCGTTATTTTCTAGCAAGATAGGCCGCAAATAAGCCCACGCCAAAGGATTGGCAAGTGCATACTCTGATAGTACCAATCCCACAGGTGGCGAGCCTACAAGCTGGTTATAGTTATCAGAACCTACTAGTTGCCAGGTAGACCCACACTTAAATTCAATTTTCATCTCTTGTTTATTTGTATTCTTACGGATTTCTTCAGGAAAGGCTTCATCAATACGTTTCTTACCAGTACGAGGATTAATAGCATCCCATATAGCCTTGCGACATTGTGCATACTTAGGAAGCATATGCCAGTAGTTACCTATACGCTTATGCAATGCACACGCCGTATAATGCAAGCCTACGTCATCTTTACCCCACCGCCTATGTGCTACTTCTACTGCTCGCTTGCCACCATTCTGCAAATATTCCCATAAAGGGAATTGATCATCTCTAGGCTCCCAATTATTAGGCAATATAATTTCAGACATTCTTTTTGCCTAACGAAAAGTTTTTAATAGTTACATTCAAATCACCACTTACACTAGCATCTACTGTTTCCCTTGCCTTTCCGTAATATTGATCTGCTAAATACTTAGCAGCTATAGTATCCTTTTTATTCGTCGCATTTTCAATAAGTGTATCAACAACAGATTCTATTCTGGTTTTTTTATCTTTTGGATCGATCTTTTGACTAAGGTAATCAACAAACATAGCCCTAGCTACTAAATCTTTTTTTGGTCTACCGGAAGGATTGTTAGTCTGGCCTTTATGAAGTCCCATGATTAACCTCAAAAATTACACTTTTGTTACCAAAACAAAAGTTAACATAACTATTGAGTCAATCATTACTACAATTTAACAATTTTGTCAAGTATTTACTTTTTGGTGTTTGCTTTTCTTTTTTTGTTCTTGTGAAACTTTTTCCAATACCAGATATTCATAGCCAAATCTGGCAAGCCTATCTTTGTATTCAATCAGTATCCGTTCAACCTTACCTTCAAAACACATCTTGATTAATTTGTGTATGCCGTTTCTTTTCTCATTTATCCCGCTGGCAATCTCATCAATCATCATATACTTGTAGCCTTTGGATTCGGCATGTTTTCTCAATCTATCTTTCTGTCGTTCAAGATTTTCTTTCTGCTTTGCGGTTGAACATCTGGCATAAATCACAGTCAACTTTTCTTGCTTCTCTTTCTCAACTCCCATATAAGCGTCTAAATCATCCTGACGGAAACGCCTATGCTCACCAGTAGTCTTGAAAGATTTTATCTTTCCATTGTTGGCAAGCGTCTTGAGCGTGTTGATTGATACCCCAAGATATTCGCTTGCTTCTGTGATTTTATAGATGCGATTAATCATAGTCTTTAATCCTGATAAATCTACAACCAAGTTTTTCAGCAAGAATAGACTCCCGTTCAATATCCTTTTGAGATG